TACACTCTTTCCCTACACGACGCTCTTCCGATCTGCCATTGCGGCTCCTGTGCCTCGTTTTGAGCGAGGCGGGAGTCGAATAAAGGCTTGCCGGGGTTCCTATTCTTTCCTTCCCCGGCAATCGACAAGGACAGTCGCTAACACCATTCGCGTCGCACCCCATCCCCAGCGGGTGCGGCGCACGGGGCCGGCAGGTTCGCCCCCGCTGGAGATCGCGGTGTCATGTACGCGCGGCAAACAGCGGGAAGCCGTTCGATTCGGCACGGTCCACGCCCTTCGGGGAAAGAAAAAGCCCACGCGGCAACGTGGGCGAAGCAAAACAGCTACAGGAGAAAGGATACCACCATGAGCGCCATGATTCCGCCCGACATCGTCCGGGACGGCGTCGCCTACTGGAAGGCAGACAAGGTGAGCGCCTATTTCGGGGGTTCGCCCACCGTGGGCACGCTCGGCGTATGGAGATACCGGGGCGAAGGCCCGAAATTCGTCAAGCTCGGCGGCAAACGCGAGCACCGCAAACGCGATACCCGCCGCGTCGCCTACCCGGTCAGGGAGGTGATCGCCTGGGGAGAACAGAACGGGCTCCAGCAGCAGACAGTGGCCGCATAGAGATGTGGTGCCCCATCACCGATGAGGGCATGTCATGGCCTCCGGCCGACCTGATCGAGGAGTTCTGGGACAGGATATGCGACCGCAACAGCCAGACGGCCAACCCGTACATCTACCTGCTGCCCTACACGGAGCAGGTGGACGTGGACCGTCAAAACAGGAAAGTGAGCGCGCTGGTGGAATACGCGTCCAAAGCCGATTACAGAGGAGGAAAACCGAATTGAGTGAGACCAAGGAAAAACCGGAGCGATCCAATGCGGCGGATGTGGCGGAGAGCCTGCTGCTGGCGTTGGACGCGGGGCCGAACAAGCCCTCATTGCCAGTGTTGGAGGCGATGCTCGCCGAAGCGCTGAAGGCCAACGACGTGATATTGGTGCGCGCCTTCGCCCAGCCGCCGGCACCGCCCGCACAATCCAAGACGTCCGATGTGGAGGCCGAGCTGGCCGATGCGCGACGTGAACTCGCGCATGAGGCGTACGGCGCCGCTTCCATGCTCGCGGACGGCGTGATGGACGACGCCGACTGGGAGCTGTTCGATTTGGCGGACGAGGTGCGAGGCGCGGCGGTGGAGTTGCTGCGCGCGTTGGACGGTGAGGCGTGATGGCCGGCGAGACCATGCTCACGATCATCGGCAACCTGGCGCGCGACCCCGAGCTGCGCACCCTGGGCAACGGCAGCACGGTCGCGAACCTGACCATCGCATCGAGCACCCGCCAGTTCAACCGCCAATCGAACCAGTGGGAGGACGGGGACACGCTGTTCATGAACTGCTCCGCATGGGACAGCCAAAGGCAGAAGCTCGCGTCGAACATCGTGGCCACCCTGGCCAAGGGCATGAGGGTCATCGCCAGCGGGCGTCTCCAGCAACGCTCGTATCAGGCGCAGGACGGCTCTCAGCGCACGGTGACCGAGATGCGGTTGGAGGAGATCGGGCCCGCGTTGACCCGTGCGACGGCGCAGGTCACGCGCGTGCAGGCCGGAGGCGGCTACGCGGGCGGCAGCACGTACGGCGACCCCAACCGAGGACCCGCGCAGAACGGCTGGCAGAACAGACAGCCGCAGTCTCCCGCACCGGCGCAATCGCAGGCTCCCGCGTCGCCTGTGGAGCCGGGCGTGCAGCAAGGCGACCCGTGGGCCCAAACGATGCCCGCAACGCCGGGCTCGGGCTTTGGCGCTTCCACCGATTTCCCGTCAAACGATTCCGACCCTGAATTCTAAGGAGATTCAATGTCACGAAAGAAAAAGACCGATGGCGTGCAGGATGCGCTGATTCCCGACGAAATCACACCGCTCATGCTGCTCGCCCTGACCGCCAAGGCATCACGCATGAAGGACGCCGCGGCCGCGTTCCGCATCGCGGCCAGCAAGATGCTCGACCTGGCCACCAAGGACGAATACATCGAAAAATACAAGAACATCGACCCCATCACCGACGCCTTGTACGACGCCTGCGATCTCTCGCAGCACATCTTCGACGCCGCCAACGCGGTCAACGACCTCATCAACTATCCGGTCGAGGCCCGCGAGCGCGTGGTGAAGGCGGATATCGAGCGCAGTCTGTTGGATCCGTGGCGTGATCTGCCCACGTCTGGTGTGGATCCGGATACCGGTGAAATCAAGGAGGACTGAATCATGAGCAAACGCAAGCACGGACGCCAGCAACTGGAGCATGAGCGCCAACGCCGGCGCAGGAAGCGCATGCCGCACCTGCCCGTACACCAGAATCTATCGATCAAGGAGCAGTGACCCGATTCAGTGGCTATCAACATCATCGATATCAACGTAAAGAGCCTCATCCCGAACCCGGACAACCCCCGCAAAGACGTGGGCGATGTCACCGAACTCGCCGACAGCATCAAGGAACAGGGCCTGCAGCAGGCGCTTGTGGTAACCCCCGACCATGAGGAGCACGGCGAGCGCATGTTTCGTGTGGTGATTGGTCATCGTCGTTTGGCGGCGTGCAAGTTGGCTGGTTTGGAGTCCGTGCCGTGTGTTGTGCGTGAGTTGGACGTGAAAACCGAGCGTGAGTTGATGCTGGTGGAGAATTGCCAGCGTTCCGATTTGACGCCGTTGGAGGAGGCTGACGGGTATCAGGGTTTGCTTGACCTTGGTGCGAACGTGGGTGAGCTGGCTTCGAAGACGGGGCGTAGCGAGTCGTTTGTGCGTGGCCGTTTGAGGATTGCGCGTATCCCCGCCGATGTGCGTGCCAAGTCGAATTCGTTCGCCCAGCTGTCGCTTTCCCAGCTGGATGATCTTGCGGAGTTCGAGGCTTATCCCGACATGATGGCTGAGTTGGCCTCGATGGCGGGCACCAAGAACTGGGATTGGAAGCGCGGCCAGCTGCGAAGCCGTATGCGCGTCGAGGACTGGCAGAAGCGTATGCGTCAAGTGCTTGACGGCTTGGGCCTGGTCGTGGATCCCGGGCCGTCTATATGGACGACTCCGGCGGGCTACCGGTATTACAACACGTGGAGCGGCGAGCCCGACGAGTTCAAGCAATGGTATGGGCGGTGGCGCGAGAAGAACCCGTACGGCGAGCCGGTGATCCGATTCTCCGAGCGCAACGTATTGTGCTTCTCGCAGATGTCTCCCGAGGAGATCGCCAAACGCGACGCCGACAGCGAGCAGCGGGAGCGAAGGAACGCGGAAGACCGGGCGCTCTTGGTCAAACGCCAGGACTTCGACGCCCTGGCACGCGGCCTGCGCGCCGAGTGGGTCAAAACGCATGCCGCCGGATTCAACGGCGGCCAACTGCGCAAGGCCAACACCCGTCTGAGCCTGCTCGCGCTGACCGGGACCAACCTATGCGACGGCCTGATCGCAGGGGCCGGATGGAACAACCTCGACCACGTGCTCGACGCATACAACCTGCTCGCCGCCACGCCGCTGCCATGCGACGACACGAGCGATAGGGGACTGTGGCGCGAAACGAACCTCGCGGAACTGCACCGCCGCCAGCACGTCGAGGGAGCCGCGAACAGGGAACTCCTGCTCATCCTGTGCGCCCAGATCGAAGCACTCATCAACCCCGGCACATGGGCCGACGAGTGCGACATCACCATCGCCCAAGCCTACTACCACACGCTCGCAGACCTCGGATACCCCACCAGCGACGAGGAAAACAAGGCACTCAACGGGTGTTTCCTGCCCGAAGACGACGAGGCGGAGTGAGCCATGACATGGACCCAGATAGACGACGGGCTCAACTTCAGCCCGCAGACCATGCCCGGCACGGTATCAAACGCCGCGCTGGGCCTATGGGTCAGACTCTGCGTGCACACCGCGTACCAGCTGCGATTCCCCGCATTCGACGGCGCATTCGACCTCACCGTGGTGCGCTCGCTGAAAGGCAACGCACGACAGGTGACGGAACTGGAGGCCGCGGGAATGCTCGAACCGGCGCTCGCCGCCGGCCGGTGGATGGTGGTCGAGGCCGACACCCTGATGAAATTCGGCGGCACCTCCGGCAGCGAACTCAAGGAGAAAAGGGCCAAGGCCGGGCATGCCGGCGGCGTCGCTTCGGGCGAGGCTCGACGAAGCAAACGCGAAGCAAATGCTTCGAAGCAAAACGAAGCAAGTGCTTCAAGCAAACCACGAAGCAAAACCGAAGCAAACCATGAAGCAAACGGTGAAGCAAACCATGAAGCAAAACCGAAGCAAACGTCCGAAGCAAAACGAAGCAATTGCTTCGAAGCAAACGAAGCAACCGGTCCTAACCTAACCATACCTAGCCTTACCTCCCCTGTAGCCCCCTCCGCGCCGAACGCCGAACCAAGTCCGGCCGTTCCCGGCCATGCCGGCACCGAATCCGGCCGAGCCACGCCGGCGTCAAGCCTCGCCGAGGCCGAAGCCCGCGTCCAAGCCGACCCGTTCGCCTTCGCCTGGGAGCAGTATCCGAGCCATACCGGAAACCGCGAGCAGGCCTCACGCCTGTGGCAGGCCATCACCGGCGACGACCCGACCGTGCCGCACGTCGAGGCCAGCCAACTGCTCGGGGCCGTCATCCGCTACGCCCAAGCCGTGCGCCAGGACGGCAACCGGTTCACGCCATCGATGCGCAAATGGCTCGAAAACCGGCAATACGTCAAATGGCTGGCAAGCGAACCCATCCGCACCGAATGGGGCGGCATCACACGCCAATGGCTCAGCCAGCACGCCATCAGCCTCGTGCCGGCAGGGGCATGGACGGACAGCGTCGAACAGACGTTCTGGGCCCACGTCAAAACCGGCGAGGACCCGGAGACCGTCGCCCAACGGCTCGTAAACGAAATCAACGAAAGAAGCCAAGCATCATGAGCGACAAGCCCAGCAGCCAGACCCTCAGGCTCGTGGAAGGCCGCGAGCGCCATCGGTGCATTGTGTGCGACCGGTACCTGCGTGCGGGCGAATGGCCCGGCATGAGCCATCACCACAGGAAACGCCGCAGCCAGACGTACGGAGACCCCGAACGACACGCGGCGTCGAACATCGTCACCGTGTGCGGCATGGACAACTCGACCGGATGCCATGGGTGGATTCACCGGCATCCCATCGAGGCCAGGGCGTTGGGATACCTGCTCAGAAGCTACGACCCGGCACCCAGCACGGTGCCCGTGTACAGCTGCCGGCGCGGCTGGATGCTGCTCGACACCGACGGCCAATGGACGCACGGCCCGCCACCCGAGGGCATGCCCGAACATCCCACCATCAACCGAAAGGAACAACCATGACCAACACCACCAACACGGCCTGCGTGACCGGCGAAATCGACAACGTGGACTTCACCCGCGAGGACGGCACCAGCGTGACCATGCTCATCCCGCCCGACATACCGGTGAGCACCAGGACAATCATCATCCCGCAGGGCTTCACCCGCGAGGAAACCCGAACCATCCAGGGAGCCATCGTTCAGGCGCTCGCCGGAAAGGAGAAGACGCTATGATCCCCGAGAAACCCGAAGCCCTGCTATGGGTGGACGTGGAGACCACCGGCCTCGATGCGAACATGTGTTCGATACTGGAGATCGGGTTGCGCTGCACGAGCATGGACGCCATGCACGAATACGGGCGGTTCGAGGCCGTGGTGCACATCGGCCGGGAGACCCTGCTGACCGTGCAGCCCTCCGCCCTGGAACTGCATCTGAACAACGGTCTGCTCGCCCAATGCGAATCCTGCGACCCGCTGGCCAACTCACCCAGGGTCATCGCCGAACAGGCCCTCCGGTTCATCCAAGGCATGGCCACCACGTACGTCCTGCACGCGGCGGGAACGAACATCGGCCGTTTCGACCTGCCCATGGTCGAACGCTTCTGCATGACGGGATTCGGAGAACTGCTGCACTACCGCATGCTGGACGTCACCGCACTGCGCCTCGCAGCCAAAGCCTGCGGCCAAGACCCATACCAGCACCGCATGAAGCCCACGCGCCGGGTCCACGACTGCCTTGACAGGGACATCACGGAATACCGCCACTACCTCACCCTCATGACAGGGCCGGCGCTCGCCGACGAAAGTAGCACCATATGAGCTACACGGCACGAATCTTCACACAAGACCAACTCGAACAGGCGCTCGCGAGCGCCTGCGTGCTGGAAGGCGTGAGCATCCTGCACTTCGGCCAATGCTCCGATACGGCCAGCCGGAACCTCAAGGCGGTGGCCAAGACCATGTACGAGACCAGCGGCGAGCCGACCATCGTGGAGGACGACGATGAGTGACCTCACCCAACAAGCCCTCACGGCGCTCGCCGACGCCGGACTGGGCAACGAATCAGCCGCCGAAGCGTTCGTCGTCGGCTACCAGGCCGGCTGGGACAAGGCGCTCAACCTGGCCATCCGCATCGAAAACGAACTCAACTCGGACGAGCCCACAGACGAGGAGATCGAGACCTGCGCCCGAGGGTTCTTCACGGGCACACCCGGCCCCACCAACTGGGACGCCGTCAGCGAAGTCTCCAAACAGGCATGGCTGCACGCCGCCAAAAAGGCGCTCGCAGCCGTCAACGCCATGAAAACGAAGGAACAACAATGAACGAGAACACAACCCTCACCGACATCATCAACACGGCGCTTGCCACCGGATGCCAGATCAGCGTGACCATCACACCCAAAGGCTTCTACGGCGACGAAGAGGAGACGAAAGCATGAGAATTACATTAGTCAAACGGCTTATCACATTAATTTGCGCCCTTTTTTGCATTAGCATGCTCGCCGGCTGCGGAGGCCCCACGCAGGTCTCC